GCTTCTGCCGGATTGATCGACCGCATTATCACGACGATGGGCATGTAATTTTCGGAAGGTGGTTTGGACCATGACCGACGAAGAGGCCGACGACTGGCACGACTTCGACCCCTACGAGCCAGCCGAAGACTGCGACCACGCGGAGGCGGATATCGACATCATGACTGGGCGGTTATCCTGCCGCTGCGGATTGCGGCGCGCTGCCACGACGCAGGAGATTGAGGCAGAAATGCGCTGGCAGGCGGAATACGCGCAGCAGCAGCACGAGGAAGCTTTGGCTTATGAGCGTGAACAGCACAACACGGAAATGGATGCTAGGAGCGCGACATGACAGATAAGGAAAAAATGGAATTCCGCGCCGATCTCGTTCGAAAAGTGAAAGCGGGCCAAATCACATTGGCCGACGCGCAAGATCAGGCCATGCGGCTTGCGCCTCTTGAGCCGCCGAGGTCGTATTCCGGCTTTGCTGGCATGACAGAATCCGAAATGTGCAGCAAGCGCGTGGAGGATCAATCATGGTGAAAACACCAAAAATGCGACACTGTTTCAACTGTGGCGCAGAACTCGGCGTGTATGCCGATCACGATCCGCTAGACGATTGCGGCGCGGAAGAATGTCTGCGCGCGGCTCGCGATGCACACGCACAGGAGCGCGCCGAAGCGCACGAGTGCCTTGACCGGGACATGGGCTGGTGACCTGCGCCGATTGCTACAATGGGGTTTGCACCATGAATTGTTCATCGCGGGAACTACCCGATAGCTCGTTTTCAATCCGCCCAAAGATTGACCTCAGCACCGTGAACCAGCTCGCGGACCATCGCCGCATCCGCAAGGCGCTGCGCCGTTTGTGCAAGGGCAACGGTCGCGCCGCACAAGCTGCCGGAACCGCACCCGGCCCCACGTTCGGCTACCACACAACTGTCCGAGAGATTGCGCGCGCGGTAAATTTGGAGCCGCAACTTGTGGCGGATCACTTGGAAGATGCTTGGCTGGTGATATTGGAAAAGAACACGTCGCTTCCGGTGGAGTTGTGGAGGGTGTCCGAAGATGGCGAGTGACCTCTACCTCTGGCCTTGGCGCCGCCGCCTCCCCGATCGCTACGGCACCCCATTCCGCGTGCTGATCCGAGGGCGCACCATGAACAGCATGCTGATAGAATTTGAGGCGGATGGCTGGCGCTGCGTCACCAGTCGGAATGCGTTGCGGAGGAAGGTTGATGCGTAATCCCTATGAGGCGTTGCAGCGCATCAAGGAAATCTGCCCGAACACGGTTGCGGTTGGCAGCCGCGTGACATGCAACCCGGCTCCGCAAGGCACCGACGCTGACTACTTGGTTTTGGTTTTCGACCATAAAGCCAAGGCATTCTATCAAGCAATCCAAGAAGACGGTTGGAACCTCGCAGGATCACGGATTGACGGCGGGGAGAACAATGTCCCGGCTCAAGATCGTTTCTATAGCTACAAACTTGGCGAGATTAATTTGATCGTCACCGAAAGCCAGTGTTTTGCGCATCGCTTTCTTGCCGCATCGTCCATTGCTAAGCGCATGAACATGGTTCACAAGGCGGATCGCATAGCGTTGTTTCAGGCGGTTCTTTACGGCAATATCGACAATGAATTTGCGCTCTTGCCCGATCAGGAAGAGGTATTGTTTTAATGCGAAACCTCTACGACCTAGATCAATATCGCCTGCACTCGCGCGCAGTGCTCAAGCATTTTGGCAGCACAGGCGACCACGAAACCGGCGTATTCGACGTGCCATCCTGCATTGACAAATACCCCATGCGCGTCATCGCCAGCGTGGGCGAGGGATGGGATCACGTGAGTGTCAGCCGCCCATCGCGGTGTCCGAATTGGCCGGAAATGGAGCAAATTAAGCGCCTGTTCTTTCGCGACGATGAGACCGCCATGCAGCTTCACGTGCCGCCGTCCGACCACATCAGCGTGTGCCACACGTGCCTGCATCTTTGGCTTCCGCATGATCAGGAGATACCGAGGCCGCCGGGGTGGATGGTTGGGCCGAGCGTGAGGGCAGCGGAGTGAACTCTTATGCGACTATGAACCGCGAGGAGCGGTTGGCAAAATACCTCACGGAATTGCGTTGCGCGGCAAAGGTGTTAGTCGAAGCGCCGGCAGGTCAACGATGGGTGCCTGTTGATCGTGACGCATTCGACGCACTTGTGCGCATTATACACGGAGAACAACCATGACCCATCAACCCATCGGCCGCCTAGCCATGCGCGAAGAAGGCTCCTACTGGGTAGCCTACTACGCCCTAGAAGGCACCATGCGCGGTTCGATCAAGCTCGGCATGGTGCACATGGGATTCATCAAGCGCGATCCCGCGCGCAAGGCTCAGTTTATGGACATGATGAAGCACGCGGTCGCCGACATTATTGAAGAAAAAGTAGGCGCTCGCCCGATTTGGCCGAGCGCATCGGCGTGGCGCGCAAATGGTATCAGGGCGATCACTACGACATTGCGCAGAGCAAGCGCGCGCTCGCCATTAAAGCGGGCGCGGTTCCGATCACTTGGCGGCAGTGCGGAGCGATGTCAATTATCCGGCGGCGTAATCCAAACGTGAAGCTGTGCGACCCTGCGATTGCTGAGGCGGCGATGAGGGCGCATTGGAAGAGGCTAGTGGTGATTGCGGGGGCGAATGATGTTTAATTCGGTGCGCACTGTCTTCATATGGATTAAAGTAGCTCTTAGCTTTATTGCAAGCGGCATTCTTATAATAAACACATTACAAATGCTGGCTTACCCTATTGGTTTAGCGAACTGGCCTAAAATTGACGGATATTGGCAATTCGTCGCATTCTTCGGTTGTGCAATACTTTCCACCGATATATCAATTGAGCGCCTTTGGAATGCGTTAAAACAAAAAAACGCCCCAGCCCGAAGGCTGAGGCGTTGACTGAGCGGGGCCTAGTGTTGAGTGGCCTACGACGCAGCAGGTGTCCCCGCAAGCGCGCCAGCGATCACCTGAGCCAACGCCAACGCCGCGGATAGCTCGGCTTGGTGGGCCGGCGACAACACATTGGCCGGCATGGCAGCGGCCACGACGCGGATATCGGCCAGAACCGTGGATGCGGACGTGGGTGCCGGAGAGGCTTGGAGCGCGGCCAGGGCGGTGTTGAGGTCCGTTTCGGCCTTGGCGACGGCGGGCGTCACCAGCCCCGGATAGGTGGCCAGCGCGGCCTCTAGGACCGGCACCCCGGCGGCGAGGGCGGTCAGTTGGGATTGGTAGCTGGTGGTCGAGGTCGAAGCGCACCCGGTCAAGGCGAGCGCGGCGATCAGGGTGGCGGGGATGAGGGGGCGCATGGGGTGGGCTCCTTGCAAAAACTGGGTTCGAATCCCCGAGCGGGAATCCGAACCCCTATAACCCTAAACCGGCGTCGCAGGAACCGCTGGCGCACCGGCCCACGCGCTCACAACTGACGACGGATCGTCCGAAAACGTCTCAGGCGGCGGCGGCGGGACGGGCGTGCCGCTGATTACAAAATTGATCGTCTCGGTTTCGCCGCCGGGCAGCGCGAGCGTGACACTCACAGGATCGTTGGTCTCGGCCGCCGCGTCCAGCGGGTAGGCGCCCCACGAAAGCTGCGCCGTGCCGCTGGAACTCGGCGCGGTCAGGGTGCCGACGACGATGGCCAGCTTGGTCGGATCGCTGGATGTGATCGTGGGGACGGTGGTGCCGCCGACGATATCCTCAACGCCGAGGAACCTGGTGGCGAGCGCGGGATTGGCGGCGTTTGTCAGGGTAAAGGTGGTCGAGGTTGTTCCAGACATGACGATTTCTCCTGATTGGATTGAGTAGACGATACCAGCCATTAAACGCAATGATGGCGCTGGTGGCGAAAGCAGTCGAAGGATATGGTTGATCCCGCGCCCATCAGCCTCCACTTTTAAGTGGATGACGTCAGTGCTATCGGTCAGCGCGCACAGGTGTTTTTCGGCGTCGATCAGCCGCCGGATGATTTCGTCGCAGCAGTGCATCGATTAGCCCTCCGAGCGCGCTGCGGGGGATATAGTGCGAGCGCGATGCCGGCGCAACGCACGTGTGCGGCATCATCTGACTTGATCGCCTGGACGCCTCAATTGATCAAGTCCGGATGCCGTCACAGCCGCCCCATCAGCGCCAACACGATGACCACCAGCAGAATCACCCCAACGATACCGCCGCCCGCCATGCCGTATGGGCTTCCGCCGTAGAATCCGTATCCGCCGCCGCAGAGCAGCAGGATCAGGAGAATTATGATCACGGGGTTCATGGCGCTTTGACCGGTGCAGTCTCAACAACCTTAGTCCCGGTCAATGTCGGCTGTTGCACCGGATGCACAGGAACCAGCCCCAGCGCAGGCGCCGCGCCATCAGCCGGCATCGGCGAATTCTTGCCGACGTTGAGGCTGAATCTGGCCAGGATGCCAAAGACGTTTTTATACCAGGTCGGAGAATCAGCGCTCGCCACCGGCAGCCGGCTCATCATCGCCTGCACGCCAAAGAAGAGAGCGGAGCCGACCGCAACAATGTTGACCAGAGCATCCTTGACAGAAGTGCTCAGCGGCAAGGCGTTGATGAATTGCGTGATGACAGACGGGTCGATTGTGGTCGGTGTCATGTGCTCGCTCCTTGTTTTGCCGTCGCAATCTCCGCCATCTGCCCTTGCACGGCCATGTAAGCGTTGTCAGCAATGCGCCTGGACCAGCCCTTGCCGAACTCGGGCGCATCGTGCAGCCCGCCATCGTAGAGCCCTTGCGCGACGGCCAGGCGGGCGATGAGCCGCATCACGTCCATCGCCGCCACAGCCGCCAACGTGGCCGGCCCGATCTGCCCGTCCTCCGTCGCGCCGACAGTCCGTTGCAGCACACGCGCAGAAGCTACCGGACCATCAACAACGGCCAAGTCCGCGACCATCAAATCGACGCCCGTTGGCAGCGCATCGCCATGCACCGCGTCCCAAAAATCCAACTTGTAGACAGCCGACAAGATGGCGTTATCGGGTTTGAGCGCGGCGAGGTCGCTGATTGTCGCCGGGCGTTTGAGGTAGTCGCTGAGCGCGCCCAGTGTCACCCCATAGGCCGTGGCTCCGCCGGGATCGCCCACTGTGTCGTGCAGCGATTGTCCATCATTGGACGGGGCGAGGACGTTTGCCAAAAATACAGAAAAATTCTGGTTCATGATCAGTGCGGAAACTGATTGTTGATCGAGCCGATCCCGCCCGGCGTTACCACGGGCGGCGTTTCCTGCGCTGCCGGCGTCGGCGTCACAGTGGCGGGCGGTTCCGGCGTAGTCGCAGGCGCAACCGGCAAATCATCGTCATCATCGCGCATCATTGATCTCCTGGGTTCGAGGGTGGCGGCGCGTTGCAGTGTGCCTGCCCATACCGACACGGCGTCCCCGCTATACAGCATGAGACGCCCGGTTGCACGTGCACTTTCGCCGCGAGCTTGCCGACGATGGCGCCGAGGCCCACGATATCGTCCT